AGGCTTGCCCCATGACTCATACTCTATACAAATGTTACCGGTGTTTTGCCAGATGTCTCGTTCGGATTTAACTTCTACCTTTTTGTCTGTTAGCATTGCTGCTATTTTTTCTTCCCGGATTTCACCATACATTAAATCAAGGTCAAATTTCTTTCTGTCTTTTATTTCAGGTTTCATATTTTTCTTTGTACGTATTTAAAATTTCTATGGCTTTATCGGTGTGTATTTTTATCCATTCTCCATTATTATCTTCTGCAAAAAATTTCATAAATTCTAGTACTTTTCTTTCAGCTTTTAATTTATTTTGTACTGTAATAAATTTTACAAGTTTAAAATCTTTTAATGGACAAGCTGCTTGAAATTGAGATAATCTGTTAGTGGCATCCAGAGTTGTACCAATTTTAATCCAACCTTTCCAAGCAGGATTAGAAATAATATATATTTCTCCTTTTACTTTTGATAACCACTCCCCTGCTCCATATTTTTTATCCATATGTTTTTTTAAACCGGCTGCCGATAAATGTCTTTTAGTTTTTTCTTTTAAATGTGTACAAGCTTTTCTTAAAGACATATTGTTTTTAAGTATTTCATTTTCAACATATTTTAATTCTTTTAGTTCTGTGTCTATTCCATCTAACAAACCAGTTTCTTGATTAAATGTATATCCAAAATTAATAGTAGACGTTGCTCTTTTTTTAGTGTGTGTCACTCCAATTTTCTCCTATCTTATACTCCCCGGTAAGGGGACATCTTAAATTATATTCTTTAGATGCTTGTTCTATGCACCTAACTGCTAGAGCTCCTACGTGTTCAGCTTGTTTTTCTGGGACTTCTACTTGCCATTCATCGTGTATGTTGCCTACGATTTTAGCAGGTATAGCCTGTAATCTTAACAGGTCATCAAAGATAATCAATGCCTTTTTCATAGTAATTGCACCACCGCCTTGAAGTAAAGTATTCAACGCAGCATGCTTATGTCTTAGCCATATCTTACGACCATCTAATCCTTTGAGGTAACCTTTTGTAGCTGCTCGGTTAACTCTATCTCTAAGAGCTTTAAATGAAGGCTGACTATCGAGGAAAGACTCTCTAAGTCGTTTACCATCTTCTCTGTTTCCTTGCACGATTGAACCAAGCTTCTCATCTCCTGCTCCGTAAATGAGTGCGTAGATGAATGTCTTAGCCTTATCTCTTGATTGAAGTCCTGCAGCTTTTTGATTAGCGGTGTGAATGTCTCCGTTGATAATTTCATTTGTGTATTCCTCGTTAGCCATATAGTGTGCTAACAATCTTAATTCTAATCCACTAGCATCTATACCTACTAGCTTGTGTCCTTCTGCTACGGTCCAACAAGACCTGCATTCCTCTCCAAAAGGAGAGTAGACTCCCGGAACTTGAGCCATGTTAGGATTCCTGTGAGCCATCCTTCCGGTAATAGCTCCCGTTGAAATGACTGCACCATGAACTCTACCATCTTCTGTCACAGCTTCAGTCCAAGATTTAACTTGAGCTAAACGCTTCTGATAAAGTAAGAAGTCTGCTATGAGTTTTGCTTCCTTAATGTGAGTTATCTTTTTAAGAGTGTTCTCATCTACAATGGGTTGACCAGTCGGAGTATATCTTTTAGGCTTCCACCCGAAGTCAATTAAATATTCACCTATCTGTTTACGAGAGCCTAAGTTAAATTCTTGTAGCTGCTTTCGCATGAAAGGCTTAATATCTGTAGAGCCCATACGAGCTTTGTATTCTTCTTCAGTTAAACCAGACTTAGCTAGTGTGCCATCCTTCTTTAGTTTCGGAGTTACTAATTTAACATCCACCCATTTAGGCTTGAAAGTCGCATGGACTTCTTCAACAGTCTCTTTAATCTTACAGTTTAAATCTGCCATAAGCAGCATGGCTTTCTTCTCGTCAAACATGAAGCCATTGTCTTCTTGCTCTTTTAATATCTGAGTGACTTGATGTTCCATATCAATACTTTCCATTGAAAACCCAGACGATTCTTTCTTTAACTGCTCAAATAAAACTTTATTTAAGACCACATCCTGCACACAATACTTCAGCGTTTCCTTCGTATAGGTAGTAAAGTCTTCTGGAGGAGTCGCTTTAGAAACACCAAGCTTGTTACCCCAGACTTCCAATGAGTGACCCTTTTCCCTTACAGGATTAAGAAGCCTTGAAAGCACTAGGGTATCAAGCACCTTATCTTTATGCCATAGGTCAACACCATGTAACTTTTTGATTACCGGGATGTCAAAACCAATGATGTTGTGTCCGATAAGTTTATCGGCTGTAGATAAAAACTTTATACCTTCCTCAATATTACCATCAATAATATCAAAGCTATATTGTTTATCGTCTTCATCAATAGCAACAATACAATGTATTTCTGTTGCTTTTAAATCATCAGTCTCTATGTCAAAAACTAATTGCATAATTAAAAAGGTATCCCCTCATCAGTAAAATCACTATTGAGGAGTTCGGTGTCCTCGTACTCTGATAGTCTACCCGTATCTTTATCGTACACTAAAGCGGTGGCTAAACCAACGTCCCCGGTGTACCTAGATTTAAGTATCCTTAATCGTGTTGTACGAGACTCAAGCTCATCTTCTGATTGTTGATTACGTTCTAAGGCGATAACGCAATCCGAGAGTTGGGCAATCGCATTGGACCCACGAAGATGAGATAAGCTTACGCTAACCCCGTTCTCGTGTCCTTTATCTCCTGATACTCTACGTAAGTGAGAGACCAGAATAATACCTGCACCTGTTTCTTCAACCAAGCTTCGCAACCTAGTCATAATAGAATCAATAGCTCTACGTTCATCGCCTTCCGTAGTAGCTGATACAAGCATGTGTAGGTGGTCTACGACTACCCAACGACAATCACAACCGACAATCAAATAACGAAGTTTAGAAAATATATCTTCGATGTCATTAGTCCCGAAATGAGCATGAATAAAAACTCTATCCGAACTAAAGGTCTTATCAAACATACGTACTAAATCACCTTCTTCGTAACCATCCCGGATGTCGTCAATGTAGAGCCGAGCATCAGCTTCAATAGATAAAATACCATCGACTGTTCTTCGCCAATCTTCTTCAAGGGCTATGATGCCCACGTTATCATTGGTTTTATTTATTAGCCAATGCTCTAACTCTCGTGTGACTGATGACTTACCCAAGCCCGTACCGCCTGTTAGAGTCATTAGTTCACCCTGTCGGAGCCCTATAAGCTTTTTGTTAAGACCATGCCAAGGGTAAGGTACGCTTTCTTTCTTCTCTCGTTTAAGAAAAGAAGACTTCTTATCAGATACCCGGATAATACCACTAGGGGTATATACCTTTGCATCCCACCATGCCCTCGTAAACTCACTATGTAAGTTTTTTCTCAGCATGTCATTCGCATCCTTGTAACCATTGGGAATAGTAACGATACGAGCCTTGCGTGGTTTTATAATACTAGCAACCTTCCGGGCTGCTTCCTTACCTTGCTTGTCATTGTCAAAACAAATAACAATGTTATCAAAGCTTTCAACGTATTCGATGTTGTCTTTGATGTCCCGGACTGCTCCTTGAGCTCCGTTTTTAATGGACACTACGGACCACTTAGAACCGAGTAGTTCATAAGTAGCCATAGCATCGCATTCACCTTCAACGATAGTGAGATATTTCCCACCTTCCTTGAAAAGTTGTTGTCCGAACAAACCGGACCCGGACATGGTCCCCTCAAACTTAAAGTGTTTATCCTTTATGTAGCGGACTTTGGTTCCTGCTTGTTCGTTGTTTATATGATAAGGGTATCTGTGTTGAGCTATTTGCCCTTGAGCATCATAGATAACCTTTACCCCATACTTGAGGGCAGTATCTTTTGATATTGCTCTGTCCGTAAGTGGGGCATAGATTCCATTATCAAATGTTTCTAATGTCTTCGGGGGCTGTGTTGTAGTCATAGGCTTAATATTGTTATTAGGTTTAGGATTAAACGTACCACACGAAAAACATTTGGTAGAACCATCTTCGTTAATTGATAGGGCATCACTGCTCCCGCAATCTTTGCAGGGCTGATGCATTTTTATAAATGTAGGATTATTGTTCATAGTGTGCATAAAAAAGGCTAGGTGTCTCATGCACAGAAAGACGACCTAGCCCAATGTTATTAAAGTATCTAACTGTCTTCGTCTGTGCTTTCAGAATCGTTAGATTGTTCAGGTGCATCCGCACTATAGATTTCTACAATTCTCCCGGAGAAGAAATTAATACCCGCTTGTAGCTCTTCTAAATCAAGAGTTACATTCGCTTTCTTCTGGTTTAATCGTTGCAGTCTTCCAAAGATTTGTTGACCTTCTTCAGGTAAATCTTCTACAAAGACTTGTACGTCATCTATAGTTATGAATGGTTTGTCAGAGCCTTCTATGACTGTATTTTCTTCTGTCATTTAAAACTCCTCCCCGTCACCAAATGGGTTCAATTCGTCTCCATCTTGTGACTTCATAGCTACTAAATCAAGAACCTGCATAGCCTGAAAGTCTAAGCTCACACCCGATTTACCTGCGTATTCCCAAGCAAATTCATTGTATTGAACTCTAACTTCAGAACCATTACCGACTGTTACGTCCATAGGCTCTTTAGATTTATTAAAAAGTTTTGGAGCAGTACGGGGTCCGTTCTTTCCATTTACTTTTCTTTTTATGGTGACAGCTTTACCTATATATTGAGGTGAACCATCTTCATCTTTCATACTAAAGTCCTTAACTTTAATTCCTCTAGCTTGAAAGTCTTGAGCGTCTTCATCACTAATTACTAGGTCTACTGTGTAGACTGGTTCAAAAGTGGTATTGGGAACTGTGACACTCGCCCAATACGCTTTACCATTTGCAACTGCCATATTTTACTCCTTATAGCTTGTTATTTGTGGTTACTTTACTCGCCTGTAGGAAGCAAGTCAAGCGTTTTTTCAAAGAAATCTAAAACTTCTTGTGAAACTGTGCAGTCATAAAAACGTACAGCAAACGAATTGTCGTCTTCATATTCATTCATAAATCCTGCTTTATCTTCGTACAGTTTGTCTTCTATTTCTATGGCATACTGCTGCCATTGACGAAACTGTTGTTTGTTTAGTTTGTATTTCATGGTTACCCTTCCAATAAACGAATGGGTATTCTACAACCTTTTTTATCTTGACTCAAATTAAAGTCATCTAAATAGTTTTTCATAGCTCTTTGTAGTTTAACCGGGAGCCTATGACTGAAAGTTATGTTAGCTATCTGTTGGTCCTTTACGTCAAAGAAAACAGAAAAAGAATAGTTCTTACGCAACGTAACATTACTAATGTATTTAGCTAAATTTTGATTGGGTCGAGGGCAAGAAGCAATAACCTTATCAGGAACAGGCACGTTCTCTGTAGGGGCGGTCACCACTACTTGCTCTCTTTCTTTTGGGGTAGAGATTTTAATTGAAGAAGGTGGTACTGAGACTTCCGAAGGGGGGAGAGTCGTTACGACACCTTCGGTTTTCGGGGTTGGAGGAGGAGGGGTAGTCTCAGCACCTTGACTTTCTTTTGCAATTCTTTGTGATTGTGTATCAAAAAACATATTGTAAAAAGTCTCTGCAGTTTTTTGTTGTTCGTTTAATTGTCTTCTAAGTTCTTCTATCTCCTGTAAATTATCATCTATCTTCCTTTCAAGATATTCAAAGTCTGTAGTTTTACTTTCTACATATTGAGATAATTTTATTAAATCATTATTTAATTTATTAACTTTTTGAAATTGGCGGTCTTTATATTTTCCATCTTCAATCCCGGTATAGATAAATAAACCTAACACGAGAAAATAAATAATTATCAATGCATAATCTTTTAATTTCATTTCGTACTCCTAATTCTTTTTTTAATTTTTTTTAGCTTCCCTCGCCAATTTAGCTTCCATATCTCTATCGTACCATCAGAAAAATGTACTGTCAATACCCCATTGTTTGCATGAAGAGCAGTAATTCTATCTCGCTCTTGCTGCTCCGCATACATTTTATGGGCATCATACTCAGTCATGCGTCTGGGACTTCAACTCCATACTCTAAGTCTTCGAAGTCTAAGAGCTCTATTACTCGTTGCCTTACCTCGGCAGCAGTCGGATGATACGTGAAGGCTATGGGCTCAATGTGGACCACAAAAGATTCTTCTAAGCCTAACCAATCACTTACGTTTGTAAGTCCAAAACGTCTAAACTCTTTGTCTTCTTTTGTTTCGTCTGTGCCTTCAAAACCTACGAAGTCTCCGTAAAAACCTTGTGGTTTTATAACCCGGATAGGCTCTTGCCCATCATATCTAAAACTCACAGACTTGTTAGATTGAATTGCTTCAATGACATCTAGTGTTACTTGTGAAACGTCTACCATTTTTGCTCCCTATCTAATTTATTTCTTTGTACTCTGAATATCTTTTCACACATTGCTACGTGTCTCTTATGTCTCATATTGCTTGCTGTCACATAGTCTTTGAATTCATCAAAATCAATACTAAGTGATTCAAGTAATTCACAATCAGATAGTTCAACTTCCATATCCCTATCTACATAAAGCTGTGTTAAAGCTTCATAAGTTTTTCTTGTTGCTTTTGTCATTTTATCTCCTTATCTTTATCTAAAAGTTTTTTAATTTTTAATGCTTGGGTTAAGCTCAAGTTGTAGTGCTCTCTCAAGCCATCCAGATTAAACGATTCATCCACTTCACGTTCTAGCTTTCGAGCATCAATTAAAATTTTGTATTCTTCTTTCAAAATATTATTTAGTCGTCTGAATATAACTGTGAGTATCGCGATTCCATTTAAGTCCTAACAATTCTGTCAGTCTCCACTTCAATGTATCTAGATTACGAACATCACTTAACCATATATCTTGACACTCAAATAAGCTACTCAACATACAGTCTAAGTCATTCGTAAGTTTTCTATAGTTCTCTAACTCTTCAGGAGTTATCTCAATAGTTGTTTTATTTTTTAAATGTTTTACTTTCATTTTCCTTGCCCCCTATAAGGCTTGTGGGTTTCTTTCTTACGTTTCGACATAGTAGAAGTACCCACGTTCCTTCTACCTATCGAAGTCTTTTTGCCTCTCTTCCCGGTCTTTGAGGTATGTTCTATTGTTTGTTTTCCTATTCTCATAATGTTAATAATCTTTCTTTCTCAGCTACTGCCATGTACTCTACGTCTTGTGATGAAACTGCTTCCCGGCAATGATTAGATAGAAACTGAATAACTAAAAAGGTTACGTAGGTTTCGTCATGGTAAGGGACCTCTTTATCCCATTTGTCCCATACATAGTCTACGCAGTCTCTTTCTAAGTCTGGTCTTGTTGGTAGTTGCCAACGCTCCGCTACTGCTTCTCTTATAAATTCTTGTAGTTGTTCTTTTGCTTCGTTGCTCATTAGCTTTCCTCCTTAGTTTTTATCATTCTATAAAATTTGTGGGGCTCTTGTCAACTTATATTTCTCCCGGTGAATTATTTTCTGTTTATAACAACTAGAACAATAATATCTTTCGTTCTCCACAATTGAAGCATGAGTTAAGCAGCCCTTGGTATCACAACCAACCATAGTTATTTCCAAATAAGATGTTTAGGGTCTAAGAAATAATCTCTAGGTGGTTTATTAAAACCATAGTCTTTGTACCATTCTCTTTTCCTAGTCTCTTTTGGATTGTACGTAGCTGTTTCACAGTCTCTTCGCCACGTAACGAAAGCTAACGTCTTAAATTTCTCAACCGGGATTCTTGCTCTATGGTTGTTGGACCTCATCATAACCCATTTACGACCCACTTTAATATCATAGACTCTGAAACCATACTTCCCTAAAAACAAAGTCCTAAACCAATCAGACATCTGAGGGTTTAATAATCTTTCTTGTCTCTCCGGGGTAATAGTTTCTAATAAATCTTCAATCTGTTTCATTGGTTATCTCCTCTACTTTTTTTAAAACATCATCAATTTCTTCTCTAGTATATAGCCCTAT